TGTATATAGGTTGAAATTGATTTATAATAAAAATGTAACTTAATGCGCACCCTTAGCTCAGTTGGATAGAGTCGCTGACTTCGAATCAGTTGGTCGGGGGTTCGAGTCCCTCAGGGTGCGCCATTTAAACCTTGTAATTACAATCGTTGCAGGGTTTTTAATTTTCTTGTGCTGGTTTACATAATATAAAATTGGGGACAAATTGGGGACAATTTTAAAGAAAAATAATAAAGTGCGTTTATTTTGCATCTTTGTTTGCCCCCTTTCCAAACATAATTTGCTCTATTTTTTCAGCTGCTACCTTGTCAGCAGATTTCAATGCATGTGAATATATATTTAACGTAGTAGATGTATTAGAGTGTCCTAATCTTGCAGATAATGCCCTTATATTCAGTCCTGCATTAATTAGCATAGTTGCAGATGTATGTCGTAACTGATGAAATGTTATCTTTTTTAATCCTTTTCTTTTTAGAAAGTCATTAAACCATTTTGAAGGTGTTGATGGATGCATTGGTTCACCATTCCATTGAGTAAATACAAAGTTTTCTTCAAAGTTGTTGCTTCCTTCCCATTTTTCTCCACAGTTTAACCTTTTTTCTTTTTCTTCTTTTTCATGGATTTTAAGTATCCTCATAGCAGGTTCGGGCATTGCTATAATTCTATTAGATTCATCAGTCTTTGGTTCTTTAGTAAAAGTCCCTTCTTTAGGCAAATATTGATTAGCTTGTTCTATCTTTATGGTATTGTTTTCAAAATCAACATGCTTCCACTGTAAACCCATTAATTCTCCTAGCCTAAATCCAGATGCCATAGTAACTAAAATAGCACATACATATTTTGTCGCTTCTCCTTCCAAAGCTTTCATAAGCTTATCTATGTCCTCTTCATCGTAATATTGGACCCTAGGCTTTTCAGTTTTAGGAGGATCTACTCTTACAACAGGGTTATCACTTAATATTTGCCACTTAACAGCGTCATTGAACATCTTTCTTAATAATCTATGGTAATGCATTATTGAGTTGTTTGAAAGCTTGCCTTCCCTCTGCAATGCTTTGTAGAAGTCTAATATATGAACAGGTTTAATCTTATTTAGTTTCATATGTCCAAAGAAGGGCAACATCCTAAGCTCTAACAGTCTTTCATATTCATAAATAGTTTTTGGAGCCAGGTTAGGTCTTGCATAATCATCTAACCATTTATTTGTATATGACTTAAATGTTAACCTAGAAGGTTCAATAAAATTATTTCCTTCTATTTCTGCAATAAATTTGGCTAATTCCCTTTCTGCTTCTCTCATCTTTGCAGCTTCAGTTTTACCTTCAACTCTAATAGTTTTTCTGTACCTTTTTCTTTTACCTCCTGGACCAGTTCCTAGAGACACAGTCAACCTATAACTGTTTTCCCCGCGTTTTTCTATAGATCCAGTCATAATATCATCCTTTCTATATAAAACATATGTTTGCATATTATTATAGCATAGACGAAAATAATTTGTTAGCAAAAATAATGGTTGCCTTATTATAAGTGTGAAATGACTATCTAACTATTTATTAAATCTTTAAATTGTATTATAATGTATTTAAAAAGTAATTAAGAAACAGGTGTTTGTTATGAGAATTTATGACCCTGATATAAGAGAATTATTATATAAGAAGTTTTTAGAAACTCCAGAGTTTGCGTCTGATCCATCGACAATTATCATTAATGAAATGGATGTATTATTTGGAGTGTCCAGAATTGATATTGCGGTTATTAATGGTAAGTTCCATGGGTTTGAAATAAAGAGCGAAAGAGATAATCTTGAAAGATTGCCATCACAAGTGAAATCATATAATAAAGTTTTTGATACTGTTACAATTGTAGTTAGTGAGAATCATGTTTCTGATGCCATGAAAATTATACCTGAATGGTGGGGAATATATTGTGTATCAATAAAGGATAATTATCCAAAGCTTATTGAAAAGCGAGAAGTAAAAGATAATGGAGATACTGACTTATTAAGTTTAACACAATTGTTATGGAGAGATGAGTTAATTGAATTATTAAGTTTAAATGGTATTATAAAAGGAACAAAGAGCAAAAATAGATTTGCTCTTTGTAATATGGTTGTTAAAAATATTGATGAAAATATTATAAGAACATTTGTTAGAGAAAAACTTAAATCTAGACCAACTTGGAGAGCTGTTCAATTACAGCAGCTATATGATGATTCGCACTGATAGTGACCCAGTTAGTATTGCTGCCAGGTCCTTTTTTATTTAATCCTAAAGCTCTTTCTTTAATCTCCAAATCTCCATAAGAGAAGTTTTCCCCATAGTAATAATCAGATTCATATATATCTTTAGCTAAAGTTGTATAATTTTTGGTTAGTTTTCTTGTTATCTGGTCTCGTTCTCCTTTTAATACTATGTAAGAATTCTCTATATCTTCAGGGATAGGAATTTTTATACCTAATCTATTAGTATAATCTGGCAGTTTAATAAGTAAATCTGCTAAGTCATCAATATAACATATAGGATATATTTTTAGATTATTCTTGTGTCCTACTTCTATAATTGATACTAAAAAATCTCTATCTTCCTCATCTGCAGTAATTGTGTCAACATAAACTGGATTCGAATAGCAATTTTTTATACTATTTATTATAGTATCAGGATCGTCATAGCTTACCAACTCTATTATTGGCAGTATTTTATTTTTCTGCTCATCAGTAAGACGATTTAAAGCCTCTTGTTCCCCTTTTTTCCACTTAAGGATAGGCATATAAATAAGATCTGGATTCATAAAATTCCCCCTCTAAAATACAAATAGTAACTAACAAACTAAACTATGGTAACTTACGTCTGCATATTATCCCTTCTTCCCCTTTGTTTTATATAAAGGACCTAGATGCTTTGTCTAGGTCCTGGCTGTCAGTTTATATTAAATTCTATTGCTAAGAGCTTTCTTATCTAGGACTTTAGTACTAATTAAGGAAAAATTACCAACAAATTTTGCCATCTATAAAAATGTGTATTTTTAGCCATTTTTAGATCTACACATTTTTATATACATTAATTGGATGAAACATATATGTTTTGTCGAATTAACATATATAAATGGCTAATTTGCAATGTTTTGAGCGATATGATAATATATTTCTAACAAAAAATTGCGAATGTTTATTGTATTAAGAACATATGTTTGCTATAATAAATTTAAGAACAAACGTTCGCCACTGTATTTTTCAAAAGGGGGCGTATAAGTGGTGGAGGACGAAAACTACATAAAGAACTTGTATATGATAAAACAGATATTAGAGTATAAAACAAATAATGAAATAAGTAAAATTATAAAATACATTTCAGATAAAGAAGCAAGCCTTATTAAAAATAAAAGCAGTTAACTTGTTGAGTTAATTGCTTTTGTTGTTATTACCATCTAATATTTCTTGTATTTTAAGATGTTTGACCACAATATCTGCAAGTTCCTCATGAGTTTTGTCTTTATAATATTCAAAGCCTCTATTTATCATTTCTTGTCTAAATCTTTCAAGAAACTCTATTTCTTTTTTATATTCTTTTTCAATTTGTTCAATGTTTTTAGTTTTATTTTCAGATACTTTCGTATTAGAATCTATGGATTCATTATCTATGTAACCTGCAGCTTGCATGAGAGTTTCATATGGCATGTTGTATGCCTTACTTATTAGTCTTAGAGTTTCTGGTGTAGGATTTATTGGAGACCCAGATCTTGGATCGATGCCTTTTTCTATAGTAGATAGATATGAATGGCTAATACCTATTAACTTAGCAGCTTCTCTCAAACTTAATTTTAGTTCTTTTCTTTTATTTATAATAATGTCTTGTAAATTGCTCATAATTAATCCTCCTAACACAATTGTAATGTATGGTTTACAAATAATAAAGAAAAAAAGTTAAAAAAATCGTATAACATGCTTGACAAAATGTAATACATGTATTACAATCAAAAACAAGGAGGTGTACTACATGCAAAACATAATTAAATTATTGAGGGCACAACAAAATATGACGCAAGAGGAGCTAGCAAAAATGATTGGTATTTCAAGGCCAGCTTTATCTGATATAGAAAACGGCAAGGTGATGCCTAGTGGGAAAACAGTTATTAGATTAGCAAATATATTTGGCATTCCTGCGGAAAAAATTTTTTTTGAAGAAACAGTAATGCATGAAGAACAAAAGGGGGAAACAGCCTAATGGGGGAGGTGAGGAGATGATAAACACTCATGAAAAGCTAATGAAACAAATTCTTAATCAAGATCTAACAGAGGATGAGTTATACACCAGATTAAAAGAAGAAGGTTATCAAGGACCAAAAGAAGAGATGATAAAGGACCTTTTATACGCAATAAGTGAATCAACTGCATATATATCTAACCCAATGAAAATATCAAATCAACAGGAACTTACTGAAGAAGAATATTTTCAAATACTAGTCAATGAAATGAACGTTAATTATTAGGAGACGAGAAGGCAATTGAAATTGACTAAAAAGATATTAGAAAGGGGGAAAGTAAATGTCATTAGAACAGCAAATAAAAGAATTAAATGATTCAATAAAAGAACTTATAGAAATATTGAAAGGCTCTAATGCAATCAAACAAGCAGAAAATGGGCAAACTCAAAAAGTTTTCACTATGGAAGAGGCAGCAGAGTATTTAGGAGTAGGATATTCTACCTTATCACTCAAGAAGGAAGAATGGGAAATACCTTATTTTGAAAATGGGAGTAGAAAGTTGTTTACTAAAGAAGCTTTAGATGAATTTCTGCACAGGAAAGAAAAAGAGATTTTAGAGGAAGATGAATATACCAAGTATCTTAGAAAGCAATTAAGGAGGGCTAAATAGAGAAATGAAAGATAAGGTTAATGTAGAACTAACTCTAGACGAACTGGGCTTAATCAACAGAGCTTTAACAGGTTATGAAAAAAGTTTGACAGATCTAATCGAAAGCACTGAAGCATTAGGATTTACAGCTGATGAGGAAGAAAAAATACTAGAGAAAGTCAAGGAACTTGATAAGAAGATAAGAGAAATAGCTTGGGATGCAAAATGTGCAAGATATAGAAATGAGAGAGGAGGGAAAGGAAAGGATGAGACAGATTAGAATTGTTGGCTTTACATGTAAGGCTAAGGAATTGCTTTCTCGCTTGCAAGAGGAATGGGAGAAAGCAGAAGAGAAGATGAAAGATCTTAAAAAGTCAGCTTAATCACTACTACTTTTATTATAACGTGCAAAAGGGGGATTTTGAATGAAGAAAAGGTGCAGAAATATATACAGAATTGCTAGAAATAATGCAGATTTAACACAAGAAAAAGCAGCAGAACTACTTAATGTTAGTGTCCGATCATTAGTTGACTATGAATCTGGCAGAACTATTCCACACGAAGACATAGTATACAGAATGGTAGAAGTGTATGGAGCAAAATGGTTAGGATATGAGCATTTAAGACAATCAAGCGAATTAGGTAAAAAAGTATTACCTGAAATTAATGTAGATGATTTAGCTAAATCGGTCCTAATTCTACAGAAAGAATCAAGTGATGTAGAAGATATCAAAAATAATATGGTTAAAATTGCCTGCGATGGTGTGATAGAGAAGAATGAAGAAAACATGTGGAATATAGTAACAAAAGAAGTACTCGAAATGGCAGGAGCTGCATTATCAGTTGTTTATTCAAGATAAAGGGGGTAGAGTAAAGTGTCAAAGGAAGAAAAAAGAAGGAAAGCAAGAGTAAGAAGAGCAGCAGAACAAGCTAAAAAAGAGGCTATGGATATTATCAAAAGGTTCGAACTTGAAAAAGAAAAATATAAACATAAAGAAAGGACCTCACAGATGGCAGTCTGAAAAGGTCCAGCAAATTAAATATATCACTAAAATAATTATACCATATCAGGAGGTATATGAAAATGGATGCTGTTGCAATTTATATTAATTATAAAAATAAAACAATATCACAACTGGAAACAGAAATGAAATATATAGCAGAGAGAAATGCAGAGTTAGAAAGGCTAATAAGAGAGGCTGAAGAGGCAAAGACTGAGCTTAAGAAGAATAGGGAAAGAATGATGGAGTTGGCAATTGAATATGCAAGTTTAAAGGGGGATTATTAAATGAACATTAAGGAAAGATTATTAAGCTTACCATCTGAAATCGAGGAATTAAAACTTAATTTAATAGAAAAACAAAATAGTTTCCAAATGTTACAGGAGAAAATGAAGTTTTGGAGTTTATACGAATTAGATCTTATTTCTAGTGAAGTAGATGAAAAAGGGAAACCAAAGTTTTCAAATGATACTAAGAGACAAGCTGAACTTCAACGTAGAAAAGATGAATCAAATGAATATAGAGCTTTAGAAATAGAAGCTGAGAAATTAGAAAAGGAAGTAGCAATTTTAAATGTTAAGCTGGACAAGCTTTATAACGAGCAAAGCAATTTAAGAGCAATTTGTAGACTTGAGGGGAGAGATTAAAATGGCTAATATTCAAGAATTGAATCAAAACCAATCTATTTCTATCATAGATGACATTTCAATTCAACAGGTTCAACAAACTATGCAGAAGATAACTCAATTTCAGAAAGTAATTCAACAGACTTTACATCAAAACCATGACTTTGGTGTTATTCCAGGCACACAAAAGCCAACGCTATTGAAAGCTGGAGCTGAAAAAATCTTAATGATGCTAGGTCTAAGGTCAGAATTCGAGATTGTTGACAGCACAAGAGATTTCCAAGAAGGTTTTTTCCAATACCAGGTCCGTTGCAAATTATATAAAGGTGACATACTCATAACGGAAGGATTAGGGAGTTGCAATACAAAGGAAAAGAAATACATCAATCAAGATCCATTTAGTATTGATAATACAGTATTGAAAATGGCAAAGAAAAGAGCATTGGTTGATGCAGCACTATTAGTAGGAAGCCTTTCAGATATATTTACTCAAGACCTTGAAGATATGGATCTAGAAGGAGAACAAGTATCTACTCAAAAGAAAGTATATACAGACCAAGATGGAACTATTTCAAAAGCACAAGCTAAAAGAATTTTTGCTATAGCAGATGGAAATCAAGATATTGTAAAGCAGGTAATAGAGAAATATGGGTACAAGGGTACTGCTGAAATTAAAAAGACCGATTATGCCAAGATATGTAGTGAAGTAGAAGCTGAAGTAAAGAAATTTTATGAAGGAACACCATTTGAAGAATAGGACAATATACCATTTTAGGCTAGGAGCTCTATGCTCCTAGCCTCACAAAGTAGGTGATGACTAGATGTCTAATGAAAATAAAGAAGTATTAAAAGCTGAACTAGAAGATGGATATGGAAGAGTAGCAAACTTATTACTTGAGGCTCTTTCAATGTCTAAGCTAAACGGAAAGCAAATGAGTATATGTCTTTTTATTATCAGAAGAACATACTCCTGGGGGAAAAAATCAGATGAAATAACTTTAAAAGAATTTGCGTTAGCATGTGATAGTTCTGAAACATATATGTCTAAACAATTGAAGCAGTTAATAGAATGGAAAGTTATTAAAAGAAAAAACTATTCTCCAGGAAAGGCTGCAGAGTATGAAATAAACACAAGGGTTGATGAATGGGACAAGGGTTGTCTGAATGTTCAAGGGTTGAACGAAAATATAAGACAAGGGTTGTACAATCAGGCAAGGGTACCCTTGAACAAAAGGACAAGGGTTGACCAAGGTCAAGCTATTGAAAACACTGACGTTGAAGGGTGCTCTAAAGAAAATATTAAAGAAAATATAAAAAAAGATATTATTACTACTACTAATATAAATAACCAGCTGTCTGAAACTGGGAATAATGATCCTGTCGCCGATATGGATGCCGACTCCATACAACAGGACGATCTTGTCGCCCCGATAGGTGCCGACCCTATCAAACAAGATCAAAAGCCTGTCGCCCAGGTAGGTGCCGGTCCTACCAAACAGGTTAACCCAGTTCAGAAAATAGAGAGAGTTTACCTGCAAATAAGAAAACGACCTATGTGTAGTAGTAAAGATCTGGGTGATATAGTTGAGGCTTATGAGAAATACAAAGATACTGACTTTATCATAAGGGTTATGAAAACAGCATCGGAAGAAAACAAAGCTAGAAATGGACGGTTAACAATAAATTCTTTTAGCTATTTTATACCCATATTTGCGGAAGAGTGGAATAAACAGAAAGCAAGGAAAAAGGGGGATAAATATGGACCAACTCCAAGAAATAGCAGGAAGAATTTTAAATTTAATAAGAGCCAGTTCCTCTGGAACGGAGGAGAAAATTCAATATAAATGCTCAATATGCAAAGATAAAGAGTGGTTAATTGACAAAGAAACAAATTCAGCTAGGCCTTGTCAATGTAGGGAAGCTAAGCTTTACAAAAGAATACTTGAAGCTTCAGGTATAACAGAAGCATTTTTACAGAGAAACTTTGAAAACTATAAGCCAAGAAATCAAATTACTGCAAATGCAAAAGCTATGGCCATAGATTATGTGAAGCAGTTTGATAGCATAAAAAATTCAAGGAACAATTCAATTGCTTTTCTCGGACAAGTAGGAGCAGGAAAAACTCACTTGAGCATAGCTATAGCTAATGAGTTAATGAAAAAGAATATTGGAGTAAGGTATATGCAGTACAGAGAGGATATTACAAGAATTAAACAAGTGGCCATGGATGAGGAAAGCTATGCTAGAGAGATAAACAAGTACAAAACTGCAACAGTTTTACTTATTGATGACCTATATAAAAATGCTACTTTAAAGACTAGATCTGGATATGAAGTTTTAAATGACGCAGATAAAAGAGCAATGTTTGAAATAATCAATTATAGATACTTTAAGAATGCTCCAATTATAGTTTCAAGCGAATATTTAGCTGAAGATATACTTGCATTTGATGAAGGCATAGGGAGCAGGATATTAGAGATGTGCGAAGGGCATATAATTGAATTTCAAGGTCAAGAGCTTAACTATAGATTATACAAAGCCTTATAGGAGGGTGGAGAATGATATTTTGTCATAAGTGTAATAGCAGAATGGTAGAGGTAAAATTAATTAGTTTGAGAGGGAAAACATATAGAGCATTTGTATGTACGTATTGTGGCCATATTTGGAGTAAGGACAAGCCTTTTAAGAAAGAATACCAAGAACGCAAGGTAGGATAGTATGTGTAGAGGTGAGTAAGATTGACTAAAAAGCAAGTATATGAGATTGCTTGTGAGGCAGTAAAAATATATTTTGATTATAACGTTAGTGCAGAAGAGTCTATAGCTAAAGCTAAGGAGGTTTTGGGATATGAAGAAAAGAAGACTATGGAGAAAGCTAATTAAGGGGTCGTTATTAAGGGGTAAACAACTTTGATGGTGGTTTACGAAAATAAGCGTAAAAAATTATACAACATTTTAAACAACTTTCATGGTGGTTGTAAGGAGGTATTAATAGGTGCTGTTCAGGAGTTTAAACTTAAATCAGAACTGGAAGAGACTATTGTATTACTGAAATATTTAGAGAATTTGCATGGAAAGCCTAAACGAAATAAAAGAATAGATAGATTTAAACCAGGTGGGCCAGGTATGGAAACATTTAGCTGGTTAGCAAGGGGCTGATACTTTGAGATGGACTGAAGAACAATACATGGAATGGTTAGAAAGGCAAGGGTATGAAACAACTAGGCAAAAATCAAAAAAGAAAAGCAAATATAACAATAAAAAGGCATGGGTAGATGGCATATGCTTCGATAGCAATAAGGAGGCAGACTATTATAGCGTACTTAAAACATTACATAAGGCAGGGGAAATAAAAGGGTTTTGCAGGCAGCCTGAATTTGTATTAGTCGAAGGGAATTCAAAAGATAGAGCTATAACCTACAAGGCAGATTTTATTGTATTTCATAATGATGGCAGAGCGGAAGTTATAGATGTAAAGGGATATGAAAGTGAGCAATGGAAACGGACATTTAAGCAATTCAGGTTGAAATATCCAGACATGGAATTGAAAGTAATTAAGTAAAAAGGATACGGAATTAAAGGGGGATAAAAGTGAAGGAGGATCTAATTAACAGGAAGATATATAAGAAAGTAAAGAAGATGGACAGGCAGGAAATAGAGAACTTTTTAGCAACTATATACTCAGAAGGTTTTAAAGATGGAGCAGAATCAGCAGAAGGAGCAGATTTTAAAATTAAATTAGTACAAGTATTACAAAACACTAAAGGAGTGGGGGAAAAGACTACAAATAAAATTTTAGAAACGTTAAAAAAGATGGAGGGAGAAAGTTGACTGAAAAGACATTGTAATATTGCATCATGGCGAATCTAATAAAAATTAAATCTTGGGAGGAAGAATAATGAATTTACAAAAACTTTATAAAATGCAAGAAGAATTAGATAATCATATATTAGAAAATGAGAAAGTATGTCAAAGATGCAATAAAGAATTAAACAGCTGGGACAAAAAAGTCGGAAGAATATTAGGTTATACTTTATGCGAAGAGTGCATTGCAAAAGAATATTCTATATCGGTACAGGAATTCAGAGAGAGAATGGAGGAATATTTGGGGATGAGACCATGTCAAGGGATATAGATGAACTATGTATAAAACAATCAGAATTAATGAAAATGGTGTTTAAAACTTCATGTGGACTATTTGCAAAACTAGAAAAATTTACAGTTGGAATAATAGGAGGGTTCTATTATTTAGGGAAAAGAATGATAGTAATGCCTTGTAGGGCAAGGTGTTGCTATAAATGTGATAAAACAATAAGTTTTAAGAACTCAATAAATAATAGCGTATTAAAATTTTGTGTATTAGAACAAACAGATGAACAATACAACGACAAAGAATCAATAAACAAAATTGTAAGAGAAATGGACAAGAAGTTTATTGAAGAAAGAGAGAAAATAGGAAGAGGATATAATTGCCCAAACATTGTTCAAAAATACGATAGAGCAGTGAAAGAATATGACATAAGGAGATGTAAAGAATTCAATTGCATGAATGATATTTGCGTAGTTACAGGGGAAAAGAGGAATACAGAACTTGTTAATATATTCTATGATATAAAACATGTAGAACAAAGAGGATTCATAACTTTTGAGAGCTGGGAAAAAGATTTAAAATACTTTGAACACAGAGTACCAAGAGATTTAGCAGAAAAATATATAAGGATAATTGAAAAAGAAGAACCAGAAAAATTAAATTTAAGAATACAAGCAAGAAAGACAAAGTCTCTTGAGAAAGATTTAGAGAAAATATTTATACAGGTAGATATGGGGGGAGAAAAATGAATAGAGCTGCTAGAAGAAAACTAGCAAAAAAAAGAATCAGTCCTGAAGAATTAAAAGAGATATACTATAGGACCAAAGAAGAAAGTATTAAACAAGCAGTCAATGCTTATACGTTAATTGTGTATATAAGAAAGAACGCAAGGAGGAATAGGGTATGATTTATGGTTTGAAAGGCTACATTTACAACGATTATACCGTTGTTATTGATAAATCAGACATAAAGGGAAATCCACCTGATGAAAATTTCAGGCCAGTGAGGATTTTTATAGATGAAAAGTATATAAGAGAGTGGTATGAAGAATTAAAGATGGCAGAAGAAACAGGTGAGACATTAGGGCCAGCAGAGATAGATTAAGAAATCAAAGGGGTGTTAAAAAATGCAAAAAACCAAAATAGATTGGTGCGATATGAGCTGGAATCCAGTTACAGGCTGTTTACATGGGTGTGAATATTGCTATGCGAGAAAAATAGCAAATAGATTTACTAGGAGAACTGGAGATGGGATAAACCCATCTGCATATTGTATTCCAAATGTAGGATATATAAGAGATACAAAAATTGAAAAAGAGGTAACTAAAAATAAACATTTACATGTAATTAAATTGCCAATGTATGATGAACGGATTATAAGAGAAGGTGAATATAATTACCATTATGACCCATATCCTTATGGATTCGAGCCTACATTCCATAAATATAGGCTTGACGAGCCACAAAAGGTTAAGAAGCCACAAAATATATTTGTGTGTAGTATGGCAGATTTATTCGGAGATTGGGTCCCTGATGAATGGATAAAAGCAGTATTTGAAGTATGTGAAAAAGCACCACAACATAGATACTTATTTCTTACTAAGAATCCAAGAAGGTATGAAAAAATCGAAGAAAACGCTGACAACCTTTGGTATGGAGCAACCACTACAAATGAATGTAGCTTTAATCAAGCTCTGTATTCATTCATGCAACAAAGAGTAAATGTGGAGAAATATTTTAATACATTTATAAGCATAGAGCCAATACTAGACAAAATTAGAATTAAAGAAAATGATGGATATTTCTCCAGTATAGATTGGATAATCATTGGGGCCGAAACTGGAAATAGGAAAAATAAAGTAATTCCAGAAAGAGAATGGATATTAGAAATAAAAAAGGCTTGCGAAAGAGCAGGAATACCACTATTCATGAAAGAGAGCTTGAGAGAGCTTATGGGACAAGATTTTATACAAGAGTTTCCATGGTAAAGGCGTTGTTAAGGGGGAGAGTTAATGAATCTTGAGATAGGTAAAAAGTACAGGATCTTTATACCTGCCGATCATAAAAAGAGAAGCGACAAACTGTTTGTAGGGACGGTCATATATAAAACAGATAAATTTACAACATTTGAAGGCGTGAACTATCGTGAGAGCTTTCTAAACTGGGACTTAGAAAGATTGATGGTGAAGGAGGTTTCTTGATAGATGACCTGGGGAGTTAATCAACATCTAGAACCTACATGAAAAGAATATATACAAGGGATACAAAAGATGACCGGTATGAATAATGTCACTATATTTAAAAACATGTCTAAGAAGGAATTAAAGCAGCTCAGAGAAATGATTGAAAGTGCTAGATATAGAGCAGTCGAAGAATACAAGAAAGGAGAAAAATTGTATGGATGAAAGAGAGGTTTACAAACAAGCATTAGATAAATGGGGAGCAGAAGCCCAAATTTGTATGGTATTTGAAGAGATGGCAGAGTTACAAAAGGAATTATGTAAGGCATTAAGAGGCAAAGAAAATAGAATTGAAATTGCAGAAGAGCTTGCAGATGTGGCGATTAGATTGGCTGACCTATGCGGAGGGATAGGGATAGACCTAGAATCAGAAATTGAGCAGAAGATGGAGAAGAATCGCAAAAGAGAATATAAGCACGGAAAGGCGTTTTAGGAGGGACTGGGATGACTAAGAAGGAATGGGAAAATTGCAATACGTGCTGGACTTGTAAGTATAGAAAAATTATTAATGGCCATATATTTTGCTGGTATAACAATAGTCCAACAGTGCTGACAAGCAGGGATATAATCAGTAGTCCTGATTGTCCGCATAGGGGAAAAGAAGAATGGAGGGGTTAGATGGAGGAAAAAGCATCGTACATGGTGGAGAATAGGGACAAGCTGCATGAAAAAGAAAAGCGGCTGCTGGAATTCATCCGGCGGCTGGGGTACGGCGAGGTCACCATAAAGGTCCAAGATGGCCTGCCGGTGATGATTGAGCGGGCGACGGAGAAACTTAAATTGTAAAACTTTTTATAAGGAGGGCTAAAAAAATGAATGATAATATTATTCAATTTGATTATTTACCCGAAGAAAAAACAGTCAAGATTAATCTACCTGAAGAAGTGCTAGATAATATTAATACAATTATAATTACCAGACGATTCAAAGAGGAAATTACAGTAGAACGAGTTAAGGAGGGGAATGGGGATGATGAAAACCGATCTTGATACTTTTTTAAAATTCTTAGATAAGACAGGCGGTCAAAAGTATTATTGGACGGTTGAAATAGAGGGGCTTGACTGGACGAGGGAAAGGAAAATATGGAACTTTGAGAGCGCAAAAGCTGTGTATAATCTTGAAAAAAGATTCGCAGATGCAGAAGGAATGAGAATAGATATATTTTATACTGCACCGAATGGGACAAAAGGGATTGTGTTAAGCAAATGACACTAGGATAAGCTGACCGGAAAACCGGAGGCACTTCGACAGCGCAAAAACGTTGTTGGGGTGCCTTTTTCTATTTTTGTAGGGAGGGGATAATGTGAGGTTTAAGTGTGAAATAGAGAAAATCACAACGCTGAAGAAAGGCGCAAAACTTATATTGGCGATACCAGACGAGCAGACAATTGCTGTGTTGAAAGATATATATAACTTTATCGATAAACCTGTAGAGGTTGAAATACTTGTGGACGAAGAAAAGCAGAAGGAAAGACTATCGCAAATAACAGAAAGCCAGAGGAAGAAGATATATGCTTTTATTAGAGATATTGCTAATTATTATGGGGATAGCCTAGAAAGCATGAAGGAAATTCTCAAATCGGAATTTATTCGGGGAAGCCAGTGGGATGATTTTTCTCTTAGTAATTGTAGCAGCGAGCTAGCAAGTGAATTTATAGACTTTCTTATTAACTTTGCTTTTGAGAATGGGGTGCCCATGAGTGAGCATCCGCTTAAGAGGGTAGACGACATAGAGCGGTACTTGGCAGCGTGCCTAAAACATGGTGTCTGCTGTGTATGTGGAGCTGATGGAGAGGTTCACCATGTTGACATGATAGGCATGGGAAGAGACAGGGCAAAGGTAGATGACAGCCAATACAGGAAGATGTGTTTATGTAGAAAACATCATACAGAATGTCACACCATTGGTCCTAAAGCATTTGAAGAAAAATACCATGTCTATGGTGTAGTTTGGGAGGAATAGTATGAAGATAAAAGATAAGTATTATAAAAGCGTAGAGAAATTACTATACAATTACAATATGTTAAAAATTAATATAGAAATAACAGACAAGCAATTAGAAGAATTAAAAGAAGAAGATGGTTTGACAGCAATTGCTTATGACGCAGCAGGTGTTTGTGAAACAAATAAATTTCATAGTCAAACAGAAGATACAGTTATAAGGAGTATCGGAAAAGAAGAATTGCTTAAAAAAAGAAAAGAGAGACTGCAAAATAAATTAGATATCCTGGATAGATTAATAAAAGGGCTTAATGATGTAGAAAGGGAAATAATTGAAATGTACTACATAAAAGGTAGGCAATGGTGGCAGATAGCATATGAAGTAAAATATAGTGAAAGGCATTGTAGAAGGATTAGGTCTGATGCAATAGGGAAATTAGCAGTTGGGTTATATGGCGAGGAAGTAATAGAAGAAGTATTAGAATGATGTCCGTTTTATGTCCTTAACATAGCATTATATTGCATGATATATTTAGAATGTAAGATAAGAAAAGTGAATAAGGATTTATCAAATCTCACCTGGGAAAAGGGTGAGATTTTTTATGTTCAAAATATATAGGCATAGTTCAATTGGTAGAATGTCGGTCTCCAAAACCGAAGATGCAGGTTCGAGTCCTGCTGCCTATGCCATATATTGATGTGGAATTGAGGTGATAGTATGAATATAGGAGATTATTTGAAGAAGAATGTTCCAGATATATATAAAAAACTGATGCAGATTGGGAGAAAACAACAAAAGAAAAAGAAGAGAGAGAACAAAGGCATAGAACTAGGAGATAATCCAGAACGATTAATGATGCATGATGCATACAAGAGAATAGGCAGAAGAATAAGACAGATAAAGTGGGGATAATGTCGAAATAAGGCGAACGATTGATGCAGGAATTCCTCCTTTCGTGGAGAAGATTTATAAAAAAGGAAGGGGGATATAATATGAAAAAGCAATTAAAAGGCTTTATTCTTGGAGTAATAGTAACAGTAATACTAATGAGTACTGTTGCTTATTCCGAAAGTATTAAAAAGACTATTGAAGTAGTATTTAATTCAGTTAATATCACTGTTAATGGCAAGAAAGTAGAGGCAGATAATATACTGTATAATGGAACAACTTATGTACCTTTAAGAGCAGTAGCTGAAATGTTAGGTAAGGAAGTAGGTTGGGATCAAGATACAAGAACGGCAAGTATCAATGATAAAGCTACAGAAAATAATAAAGAAACAGGAAATAAAGGTATTGAAGTACAAGAAACAGAAATTGGTAAAATAACTATATATAAAAGAAATGAAAATGTAAATGTTGAGAAAAAATCAGGACCATTTAGAGTAAAAGTCAAAAAAATGCAAGTTGCAGAAGTGGAACCAAATGAGGATATAAAATATTTATTTGATAATAAAGACAAAGTTACAGTAGTAACACTATATATCGAAGTAGAGAATGAAAGCAAGAATACAAATGCAATTTATCCAGATCAGGGGATTATAGTAACTAATACCAAAGAACAAAAAGATGCTGCTATATTCTTATCAGATGATGTTGGAGGAGACTACATGGGGGAAGTAATTAAAGAAGGTAATGTATACTTCTTGCTAGATTCAGAGGCAAGTAAAATATCAAGTTTTAAGTATATAATATCAGCACCACGTGATGAAAACTATAAAACTATTGGTGAAGATATTACATTTGAATTAAATTTTTAAGACATCCTTTCGGATGTCTATTTTCATGCATAATAACAAAATATAAAATAACCGACTAGGGCAGGTGAGGTGATGTGAAGCTAACAGAAAAGCAGAAGAGATTTTGTGATTATTATATTGAAACCGGGAATGCAACTGAGGCGGCTATTAGAGCGGGATACAGTGCGAAAACAGCAAGGTTTATTGGAGCTGAAAACCTAACAAAACCTAACATCAAAAATTACATTGATAATAAATTGAAAGAGATGGAAGATAAAAGAATAGCAAAAGCGGACGAGGTCCTTAAACATCTTACTGCTGCAATGAGAGGAGAAATAGAGGAAGAAGTTGTAGTAGTAGAAGGTATAGGAGATTATGAGAGCAGGGCAAGGGTAATAAAAAAACAGTTGTCTGCAAAGGAAAGAATAAAGGCTGCTGAGCTCCTAGGAAAGAGATATGCTTTATTTACAGATAAGCTGGATGTAGACGACAGAACAGAAACAAAAGCCAAGTTGGATTCGATTTTGAAACAGCTCAAGGAAGATTGATAGCATGACAGAACAAATTTTATTATCGGATAAGTACAAGGCTTTCCTTAAGCATGATGCGCCTGTGGAGTTCATGGAAGGAACTACATTCAGTGGGAAAACTACTGTAGGCATAGTTAAGTTCATGCTCAAGGTTGCCGACAGCCCTAAGAAGTTGCATGTTCTATCAGGCCTTGACTTGGGGACCATAGAAAAGAATATTATTAATAAGGACCTAGGGATTATAGATATATTTGGTGATAAAAAAACCAGTAGAGATGGATTAGTTGAGTACAATGCCAGTGGTAAAGGCGAACATTCATTACCGCATATAATTTATAAAACATCAAATGGAACTAAAATTATTTATGTATTAGGTTACGACAATAAGTCTAGGTGGAAAAAAGCTCTAGGTGGCCAATACGGATGTGTCTATATAGATGAGATTAACATAGCTGACATGGATTATGTTAGGGAAATCTCCATGAGATGTGATTATTTGTTAGCCACTCTTAACCCTGACGATCCAAGTTTGCCAATCTATAAAGAGTATATAAACCACAGCAGACCACTGCCTGAATACAAAGACGATGCTCCAGAAGAATTGAATAATATGCTAGACGAAGAGCCAAAACCAGGTTGGACACACTGGTTTTTTTCTTTTGAGCATAATTTGGGTTTAACCAAAGAAAAACTAGAGCAGATAATAACCAATGTTCCTAAGGGCACAAAGTTATACAAGAATAAGATTCAAGGGCTTAGAGGTAGGGCTACAGGGTTAGTATTTCCGAATTTCTCAAGGAAGAACAATGTAAGGTCCATTGATTGGCTAAAGAAAAAAATGGCTGATAAAGATGATCCTCTCAAATTTGAAATATTCTCATGTGGTGTAGATACTGCGTACTCACAAGAAAGTCCTGATACGATAGCATTTATATTCCAAGGTATTACAAGTAAAGGTCAATTGATTATCCTGGATGAAGAAGTATACAACAATGCTAATCTAGAAATTCCATTAGCTCCTAGCGATATTCCTGCAAGGCTTATAACTTTTCTAGAGAGGAATAGGAAAAAGTGGGGCTTTGCCAGGGATGTATTCATAGACAATGCGGACCAGGCTACAATAACAGAGCTAAAGAAATATAAAAGGCAGCATGGAAGCATTTATAATTTCTTAAATTCATACAAGAAGGTGCAAGTAATAGATAGAATACATCTAATGCTAGGCTGGATTAATGTTAATGAGACTAAGCCGGAAGCTGATTATATAGTGTTAGACCATTGTGTTAATCATATTAGAGAGTTAGAAAGTTACTCATGGAAAGAGGACAAGTATGAGCCTGAAGATCGGAACGACCACACTATTAACGCATCACAGTATGGATGGATGCCATTTAGAACTATGATAGGAATAGGAGGATAACAATGAAAAATAAAAATTTGATTAAAGCTAGAGATTTATTTAGAGAGTGTGCTGACATAATGGATGAAATGATAGTATTGGATGAAAAAGAGGAGAATGGAGAAGATGTTAAGAGGGAAATAGAAAATGCAACAGGAAGGCTTCTTATAAAGATGTTAGAATTAAGTGTTTTAAGTAATAAAATTAAATGCTTAAACCAATAAAAGCATAGGAGGTTAAACCATGGGGCTAAGAGAGGTGATAAAAAGAATGGCAGCAAAATTACTCAACATACAGCCAGCACAGGACCAACAAATATCTATTAAAGAGCCATTATCCCATGCAGGAACTGTACTAAGAAATAGGGTCTGGTATAGAGGAGATCCTTCAGAACTGGACCAGTTCTTTAAACAAGCTGCAATAGATGATGTTGGCAGAAGTAGATTTTGGGCAGCAGTTCCTAGTGCAGATTCAAGTATTCGAAAGATTCATAGTGGATTACCAGCTCAAATAGTAGATAAGCTGACCGATATAGTAATATCTGATTTAGATAATATAACTGTAGAAGATAAAGAGAGTCAAAAAATATGGAACGAAACAGCAGAAGATAATAGATTTCAAGAGCTATTACAAGAAGCAATACAGAAAACTTTAGTTGATGGAGATGGAGTTTTTAAATTAAGCGTAGATACAGAATTAACGCAGTATCCAATATTAGAGTTTTATTCAGGGACAGATGTTAAATATAGATATAAACGTGGAAGGCTACAAGAAATAGTATTTATAAGCTATTACACATATGAGAAAGAAACATATAAACTAGAAGAAATCTATGGAAAAGGATATATAGATTATAAGCTATATGATAGAAATGACAAAGAAGTTCCTTTAACAAAAGTTCCTGAAATTAGTTACCTGGGGAAAGTAACGTTTACAGGTGATTTTTTAATGGCTGTACCAATGAAATTTTTTAAGTCAGCCAAATTTGAAAATAGAGGAGCTTCTATTTTTGAAAGAAAAAGCGATACTTTTGATGCACTTGATGAAGTAATATCCCAATGGATAGATGCTATAAGAGCAGGAAGGGTAAAGAACTATATTCCAGAGGATTTAGTACCTAAAGATCCAAAGTCTGGAGCAATAATGAGGCCTAATCCATTTGATAATCAATTCATAAAAGTTGGCAGTCCAAGAGCAGAAGATGCAAAATATCAGATAGATCAGATACAAGCAGATATAAACTATGAGGCTTTCGTTGAATCATATGCTAATGCTTTGGATATGTGTTTGCAAGGGATTATATCTCCTAGTACTTTGGGAATAGACCTTAAAAAGACAGACAATGCAGAAGCCCAAAGAGAAAAAGAAAAGACAACTTTATATACTAGGGGGAAAATAATCGACACCTTATATAAAGTTATACCTATGCTGGTGGATACAACATTAAAAGTATATGACAACATGAAGAAAAGAGTTCCAAAGGATTATGAGGTATCAGTTACCTTTGGAGAATATGCAAGCCCTGATTTCGGAACTGTTGTTGAAGTAGTAGGCAAAGCAAAATCCTATGGAATAATGAGTTTAGAACAGTGTATTGAAGAATTATATGGAGATACCTGGACCGAAGAAGAAAAGAAACTAGAAGTTAAAAGGATTAGACAAGGTGATTATGTACTAGATGAACCTGCTGCAAGTATAGATGGATTAAATATTAAAGGAGATGATAAAAGCAAAGAAGTGGTAGAAGATGAAGAATAAGAATAATGAAAAAGATAAAGCATATGATATACGAAAGATATATGAAGAAATGGAATTAGAATTGATTAGGTCCATGAAAAGAAACCTCGAAAGACACAAAGAGGAAGAATTAAAGGTTGGATTTAAGTTTGAACAGTGGCAATTAGCTAAATTAAGAGATTTAGAAAGATTTAGAAGAGAAAATGAAGAGATTATAGGCAGATATAGTAAACCTATAGAGGAACTTATAACTTTTACTTTAGTAGATACCTACAGAAAGTTGTAAGTGGTAAAATAAAATCATGAGATTTCGGAAAATAAGAATCCTGAAAATTTTCTAGTTGTATATAAAACAAATCTACTTTCCTGTAAAATATTTTACAGGAGGTAGATAGAAAATGGG